CAGGCCATTCAAACATTTTAGGAATATAAGCAATAGAAATATTCTCAACCTCTATCTTATACCCAAATACTTTATGATCTGTATGATAAATTTTAAGAGGTTCTATCTTTAATCCTTCATACTCAAAAGTATCAATTGTACCTTGAGCCTCTTTAGCAGCTTTTGCATTCCAAGCCTCTGAATCAGTGATCAATATTGCATCTAAGTTATCTTGGATGTCTTCAGGTTTTTCACCATCTATTTGAATTCGCACACCTTCAAACTCAATTAATAAGCTAGCACCCATTCTAGAAGAATTTAAAGCGCCAGTACCTATAAGTGATATCTTTAATTGACGCCCATGAAGCTTACTCGATGCATACCATTCATGAATACGCAAATGCATATGCACTATTTCTTTATCATCTATATTTGATAAATCTGAACTTATGATTTCTTCAAGCTTCATTTAATTCCCTTGTTGACCATCACTTGACGTTTCTCCAGTGACTTCAACTTCTCCTGAAGCAGCATTTGCTTCATCTGTGCCACTAGACTTATCACTTTTAAATCTATCACCATCTAAAGTATTTACTGGTGGTAATCCAACAAAAGCACGTGCTTCATTTTTTGTCATTAAATCTTCTTTATACAATCTGCTTACAACTCTACTGTTAGCAGAAAGCTTGATAATATTGACTGGCGCTACTGAAGTATCAAAAACAACTTCATATTGAGGCGCAAATCGATTCATTACATCTTTATCTATTATTGCAGCAATCTTACGTAAAATTGGAGCGATGTGAGAATCATAAAAAATCGATTGAGCAACACGAGCTGAAGCATAGTTTGAGATTCCAGGTACTCCCAATAATGTAGGAGGTACTCCTCCTGAAACTAAGATCTCATCTCTGATATTGGTCTTAATATCAGTATAATCAACTTCATTCAAAGGAGCACTTATTCGATTATATTTCATTCCATCTTCAAGAATTGCAGTGCTAAACTTTTTTGCAATACCTTTATGCCTCTCATCCCAACGTTTTTTCAATCTATTGTACGTTGGATCAGACAATATCCGATCAGTGCTTAATACGCCGCCTGGAGTAGCATCGTTCTCAAAAAACTTTTCACTAAAAGCTTTCATCTTGTTTTCTAAATTTGCCTGACGTATTGTAACAGCAACTGGAGCTAAGCCCCAAAACTCATTTTGAGGATCAGGAAATTTAAAATGAACAATTTGCTCTGGCTCAAATGAAATTTCATTTGAACCAACACTGTATATATATTTTTTAACATATTTTCTAGGGTCAGGAACAATATTAATATAAAGAGGATTTAAAGGATAAATGCCAACCAACCTATTTTCTTTTACAACTAACTCCCAAAATGCATTACCTACAATTTGTAAATGTAAGTATAGCATCTCCATTAAATCTATTTGTGTCATATATGGATTAGGGTATTTTAATACGCTACCAATTGGAATTGCCTCAATTGGTGAGAGTACTTTTTTACTAGTCCTATCTCGTAACCGTATTGGCACTACAACACAAGAATTTACTATTAGATCTACTGAAGAATGGATCCATGAGTTGGTTTTATAAATGCTAAATAAATTAGGATAGTAAGATGGAGCGGCCTCATCACCAAAACTATCTCTAATTACAACGCTATCACCAGCTTCTGATTGTTGTTGTGTCTCACGTGGAAAAAATTTAGCAATGGATTTCTTTATAAAAGCTCTCATTAAAATGTCTCCAAGTCTACTTCTGTCTTATTTTTTTGAAACTCTTCAATATACTGTTCTATTGCTTCACTACCAGCAATCCTAACGCGTACAGATCCTTGTTGGACAATTAGAACAATTCCGTGCTCTTCTAATAAATTGACCGCATTGAAGTCATTTGCCGCTTTACGGCACTGCATTTGTTCAGCTGGATTTAACCCATCAACAAATAAAGTAGTCTCAACAGGTAAAAGTAAATTCTTAAAATCAGGCATTAACTTTTCTTTAACAAAAATTGCACATTTTAAATTACCCATTACTCCCTCCATTTAAATACCACAATATAACTTTATTACAAAAAATGTTTAATAGATTTAATTGACTTAACCTATTAAATAAATCTTGTGGTTTAAATACCTGGTTTATTACCACTTGGTCTTCTAATATAATAGCTTTAAAAATATGAATATATGGAACTGATCCATAAACGATTTCAAGCGAAATGTTCTTATCAAGAAAAAAATTAACTCTAAAACCAAGAGGACTCTTACTTGCTTTGCTTAAAATAGAATTAAAAAGTATTTCAAATTCATAGCTATCCTTAGAGTCTGTATTAGAGTACATTGAATATACCTCCTTTAAACAAATCGAAGATTCATATCTCGCATACTCACCTTTAAAGCAAAAAAACAACTATCAATACTATCTGCTGTATTTTCAGGATAAGTAAATAACTCATCAATTAAAGGCTGACACATTCCCTCAAGAAAAAATAAACCCTCCGACTTAATTAAATCAATAATAAAATCATGCCTAGCGTCTTTTGAATTAAATGATTTAATTGGTTTTATTCCAATCGGAGTACTACCTTCTTCTAAATATTCTTTAAATACATTCTGATATGCATTGAACTCAATTCCCGCAATTAAACAATTATATGTCGTATACTCTGAATATACATATTCGCGTTGGTCGTTGAGTGAGGGCCTTTTAATACTTTTAACACTACAAACTACAAATTTACCAGTTTCCTCATGCCTACCAATTACTGTAGTACTAAAATTTGATTTTCTATGCTTTGGGACTCTTGAATCAGCTAAGCCCTTACTTGCAAGATCAACTCCAAGTACATGATCGACAGTCTTTGCAGCAGACTCTATTGGAATAATTGAATCTCTTAATTTTTGAACATATTCCTTTTGACCTAATACAAGACCTCCTGCAACTTGATATTGTAATTGAAATGTCTCTTCACCATAATCTTCACGAATAGCTCTTAACTCATCTTCAGGAAATCGTTCTGGCCAAAATGATTTATAAATGTCTTGAGTTAATAAATCTTCATCACATGCAGGCTGACGTAATATTTTCCAATCCCCTGAAGTTTCAGCAATCTCAGTTATCTTTGTATACATATCATCCCAATGATAACGAGTACCTGTTATATGCCCCTCACCTTTCTTTCTATCTAATGCAGGAATAGCTGTTAATTTAAACCAATCCCAAGTTGATTTACGTAAAGCTACTGATTGCCTATGTTTAATTGTTACTAGATCCTCAAAATAAGCTACATCAAAGTGAAATCCAGTAAAATCAGTACCCACACCCAAACTCCAAATTGTAGGTTCTGGAAATATTGATTTGCGTTTAAACTCTAATGCCTCACCAGACCATTTTACTATATCAGCTGGACTAATCACATCATTAAAACAATATCTAATTATAGGATTAAATTCACAAATACGTTTTATTTTTCTAACATAACCACTTGCTAATTTTCCTGTAGCTGAAATAATGGCATATCTTTTTTCTGGGTCCTTAAGAGCACGTCTAAGAATTCCACCTACTGTACGAACAGTTGAATTATGAGTTACAAAGCCATTTGCAATATAATGTTTATTTGTAGTATTGATATCTATAAATTGAAGCTTCTCAGGTTTAATAGATATATGATCAACACTCTTTAATTTAGTAAAATAAGTACCTTCTGATGTTTGTAAAGGTGTTGGTTTAAAATCAGTATCCGCATCAAGCAAAAATGCTATCTCACCTGTACTCAAAGAGCGCTTATCTTTAAACATAAGCTTTTCTTTTATAGCAGGTAATATATTAGGAAAACCCTTGATCAGCCCATGATAAAATTTTAAAACTTGAATGGTGTTGAGAGTGAATGGATCAACATCTTTGATAAGTTCAAATTTTAATTTTGGCAATAGTTTAACAAACGACTCAGTACTTAAATTAAAAATCCGACTATCAACCTCTCCTTTATCATTAAACTCATTCAAAGTACTTGATGCAATTAAATTTAAAACTGAATCAGTGGCTTTGATGAAAGGTTTGAAATTAGGAGGTTTAGATATGAGAGGAAAATGTTTAGAAATATTTAAATCTTCAGCTTTAACTACAACAAATTCGGACAGGGTCATATCAAAGCAAAAAAACTCGTGCTCTTTAGAAGCATAAACCCAAAAATTAAAAGGCTCATCTGCAACCACACGAATAATAAAATTAGTATTACTTGTACCTTTAACATTGACATTTGATTCTTGAGAGTTAAAAACAGAGCTAATTTGAAATTGCTCAGGAAGATTTTTTAAATAATGAGATCCAAATTTACTAGGTACAAGAGTTAAAGGATGAAGGCACTTCAAAGAATCTCTTGGAGCTAATAACATAGTCTTACGACTCTCCTCAGCTAACCGAAGCCAACTTGAGTGAATATCATAAGAAAATAATGAATCATCCAACCCCAACAATGTACGAAATAAAAACTCATCATCATAAAAAATTAAATTTCTAACCTGTTCTCTAATTTGAGGGTCTCGTAAATCAAATTCCATATTACCCATTAAATATGGACTAATAGTTTCTATAGGAGGAAATGACCATCTCATTTACTATACCTCCGTGTCTTTTTTATCATACTTATATAATGCTTTTAAAAAAACTTGTTTTGAAAAAGGTTTGCGTAATAAAATAAAAGTCTTATTGGCACCAACTATCCGTAATTCCCTAATTAAATTTTCATTAAAATTATAGCCTGTAATTATAACCACATGTATATTAAGATCTGCAATATTCTGAAAGAAGTCTTTCAATTTGTGAATGTTGGGTATAACAATATCTAAAACTAAAATATCAACATGTCCTTTATAACTCTTAAATAAATCCATAAGTCCAGTGCCAGACTTTTCACCTATAATTACAAATTTACTATCTTTTAAATAATCATATAATAAATTTCTAATATTTGAATCATCATCTATTATAGCAACTACATTTTTCATTTAGGCTCCTTATTTTACCACACTACCAATAGCAACTTTTTTTAGTTGTGATGCTAAAGTAATAGCATCTTCCCCAACAGAATTAGTATTCTCACCTGGAATCTCAAAAGTTTCTGTGCGACTAAACTTAGCTACCTTGTCTGGGCTTATTACTGGAACCCTAGGAGTTAAATCTTTGATTATTTCAGATACTGTTTTTAAGGTATCTAAAACATCTTTCCATGATCTAGGTACTACCTCTTCTTTTTGTACTGCCATAGATAAGGCATGCATCGTAACATGTAACGTTGTTGTTTGTGCATCTGCTACTGGAGTATTCATAGGGACTGAAATAACCGGCATTGAGCTTTCACTTCTGGTGTCTACAAGTTCTGCTATAGGAGCCTCATCTAAATCACTACCAGACTTCCAATCATGACAACCACAAGTGCAAGGATAACTTTTTATACTCCACTCTTCAACTAATTCTACGGGTATGCCTAAACCCAAACCAATTTCTTTAAAGCTATGGCCAGTACTTGCTAAAGCAAAAGCACGTCTATGATTAACTGGAGTATCTAGAGTAATTAATACATTCCAATTATGCCACGGACAAGGACATTTTGTATTATTAGAACGCCAACTTATTATAGTTGTATTAGATACACCTAAACGATTTGAAATCTCTTCTGTTCGCATTCCACTTTTAAAAGCTAAGTATGCCATCTTATGTTTTTGTATTTCAATATTCTTATCTTTTGCCATTTTAAGCCTCCTGACTTACAACAGGTTCTTCTAATTTACTATCTTCAACATTATCAACTGCACTTTTTTGATTAGCTGCAAATTGTTCAAGTATATTAGTGTATTGATCAATTAATTCACTGTTGCCCGCCAAAGCTTCAATAGTCATAATATCTCCATTTTGTAACTTAAATGAACCATCATCTAATAACTCAGCCAAACCTAAACCAATAAATGATTGTAAGATACTTGAAGCCCTTGTAATATCTTCTTCTGATATCTCTGCTTGCTTAATTCCATTTATAAGCAAATCTTCAAGACTATTTAATAACTCAACATTTTGTCGCACACTGCCTAATTGGAACTTTTCATTATTATATAAACTATACCAACTACCTTTTTTACTGGCTAATCCTTTTAAAATTAAGCCATCAAAAATATTTTTCGCACGATCATAACCAAACTGATAATAATAATCTAAGACTACATCACGAAATGGGGGCGCCAATTTATTTTTACGTACATCTACCTTGACTTTAAAGCCCACTGAATTAGTACCACTTTTAATTTGAGTGGTACGTATCATTCTAAATTCCTGAAAGGCATTGGCAAAAATTGCGTTTTGAGCAATGTAACCATACCCTGCCATACCCCCACCAGGAAAAGTAGAAATTTTTGTTTTCTCATGACAAACAAATATAACAGTCATATTTGTTTGAGCCATAACCTTTAATGCATTTCTAAAAAAAAGTGAAGCGAATCTTGCATGGATACCAATGCCTGGAGTTCCATTTGACATTTCTTGTTCTGAAGGTAAATCTGAGAAAGTGTCAATGACCATTACTCCAAATTTATAATTAGGTAACTTAATAATGGTATCAACAACTGATTGAAATTGACTAAATAATGAATCTACTGTAATAGTATTAAATAAAAGAATATGATTACTTAAAGCACTGTAACCTAATTCTTGCATTCGTTGATCATAATAAGCATACTCAGGATCAATTAAAATAGCAAAGCCTCCCATACGAACCACATTATGTAGTAATCCATACAATAAAGTTGATTTGCCAGATCCTCCTTTACCTACTATGCTTACTGTCCTACCTACTGCAATCCCCCCACCTAATAAATCATCTACCAAATGTATCCCCGTAGGAATTGTAGCGATTGCAGAAGCAACTGGAGATGCTCCTAATGTATTACGAATTGATGTAATATCCATAAGATTTCCTTATTCTTTATTTAATATTATAAATCTATTTTACTATGACACCATATAATTATATGGTGTCATATTTTATATTATAACATTGAATCTAACTATTCTATTGTTGTCCTTGAAGCTTAGTCATTTTATCCTTCAACTGATCCAAGAAGCCAGTATTTGCCTGGCCCTCAACAACTTGAGTAGGTGCATTATTATCAGGAGTAAAGGCAAGTTCTTCAACTGCTTGAGCTGGCTGAGCTGGTGTTGCTGGCTGAGCTGGCTGAGCTGATGTTGCCTTAGCCGGGGGAAATGTTTGTGCATTACCCAAATTTAAAGGTAGAGCTTCACCTGTTTTTACAAAATGATCCACAGCGCGCACTAAAGGATCTGTAAACCAACTCTTTAAAGTATCATATGGAATCAATAAAGATTCAACAACTTCCTGCAAAACTTTTGCAGATTCCATTATGTTTAATGGTAAAGGCGACTGTTTCATGGCATCAGGAGTTATGGTAAATAAACTCATACCTTCTACAGGTTTAAATGTAACAGCAAAACCTTCATCAGGATGAAAGAATATATACCCTTCTTTCCACAAATCAACAAGTTGACCTATATTAGTCTTTGTCATCAAAAAAGGAAAAAGTTGAGGTTCCGCCTCATTTGCACGATAAGCATTAACAAGAGCTGCATCTCTTGGAACAAACTCTCCTGAAATAGAAGATCCTGATGCCTCCAGATATGATTGAATAGCTCCACTAAAACAAGGCTGACTGCCTACGCTTGCAGGACAAACACAAGATAAGCGGCCACCTGGTCGACGTAAAGGTGCAATTGTAGCATTACCAAAATAATGCCGTTTAATTGATATAAACCATTCAATGGGATCTTCGACTCCAGGTACAATCCTCAATTTATGAACATCACCTGCTTTAAGATACTGCAATGGCTGTCTTTGCATCACATTTACTTCTGCGCGGCCTTGTTCTTTAAATTTTTCAAGAGCACTACTAAATGAAAAATCAATTACAGGGGCTGCAGGAGCTACAGGAGCTACAGGAGCTGGTTGAGTTGGTACTGGTTGAGCGGTTGCTGGTTGAGTTGGTACTGGTTGAGCGACTGCTGGTTGAATTGGTTGAGCGACTGCTGGTTGAATTGGTTGAGCGGTTGCTGGTTGAGTTGGTTGAGGTGTGGGTGGAATGTTTAATTGTTCAGTCATTGTATGACCTCCTTAAATAATAAAAAAATAAAAAAATAATTATGTTACCGATTGAATTCCAGGTAACATTTCATCACGTTTTCTTGATTCAATAAGTTTGTAAATTGTCCGTACTGCTAACTCAAGTACAGTCCATAGGTTTTCAGAAAGGCACATTAACTCAACTAACTTCTCATTGAGTAACTCATACTGCATAAATGTATCATCAGTCATACACAGCATATCTATTACTCTGTATTTTAAATCTGCCATTGAAGAAATGTTATTACTAAGAATTTTAGCGCATTGTATTGTCTTAAAACGCTCAAGCTCCATTTTCTTTGCTTTAGAAATTGCAATAACTCTACTTACAGAAGACATCCAACTTAAACAGAAATCAGAATAATTATTGATTGTTTCAGTTTCTACTTTAGATGCAACTGATTCAATCCACTCTTTACATATACTAACTTGTTCTATTGTATCTACTTGAAAAGCTCCAGATCCCACTTAATCACCTCCTTTCAACTTCTGATATATAACATCATTTTCAGTAATAAGTTCAATGATATTATTTTGATATGCATTAGTCATTGTTATCAAACCATTAAGATAACCTCTGAGATAAGGATCAAACAGATCTTTTTG